CTGACTCAATTTATATTCCGGATTCAGCTCCGGAGCGGACATGGTGGACGTACTCGGATGCATACACTCTGTACGGAATGCTCGACGGTATAGCGGGAAGCTCTACATCGAGGCCATTCGGTAGCGTGGTCAGAGCGAAGATTTCATCTTCGAACGCAATTTGTTGCTCGGCGGTGATATTATATTGCTGAGCGAACAGTGCGCGAGTTTCGTCCGTGGGACTGCAGTAGCCTGCTTTACTGCGGAGGGCTGCTTGTAGCAAGTCTTTCTTGTAGGTGTCGAGGTCTTGATCTATAACGACGTCGATATCACCCAGCAACTCGAGGGTCTTAGCCGCCAAGGCGGCTACCATTGGGCATCCAGGGTACGCATACAAATAGCTGATCGCTTTTGACTTTTGCAACCCAAGTTTAATGGTGTCTTTACTCTCGCTGTACCGGGTTCCCACCCACCCGAAAGTTCCAAGGGCGCGAAACGGATCTGTTATAATCTGTTGACTCGTCTCTGCAAAACGCATACCACAAAAAGATGCCTCGGACCAAGTGTTATGTTCCTCGAGTTTAACCAAGCAACCAAGTTCGTCATAGGCTATGTGATTTACATTAAACCAGATAGGTGCCAGCAAATCGTCCCCTTCTACCACACAGCACGTCCTAAGGGCTATCGTCTCGCGAGAGACACCCGAACGACGCAATATGTAGATCCAGTTCCGTAAATTTGACATTCCGTTGTATGCTGAGGTCCACATGTCACCCGACATGCGCCTGAACCAGCACTTCGCTTTGATGTTTTTCGATCTCAACACGTTTGGTGCCATCACCGCCCACATCTGGTCGGCGATCCAACACGTGTTGTCCAGCTTGTCCCCGTTATCACATTGTGCTCTCTGATGCGAGTCTTGACCAACGTTGAAACAGTCGCTAGGGAAGTACTCAGGAACGATTAGTTTCTTGAGTGCCAACTCAGCGATTTCCGGGGGCACCGGAGTCGGAGACATCTCTCCCTGGAGGATTCTTGCAGCCACAATGCGCTTATTCATTACCTCCATATATTCGAGCTGTACAATAGCTTTCTCGAATATACCCCAATCGACCTTCCTGCCAGTTAACATATGTATAGAAGTCACTAGCTCAGAGAACGATGCCATTGCGTTGAAATGACCCTCCCATGAGGAGTAGTCAGTCTCGATCGCTGTGTCACCGATCTTGAATAAATTAGATATGTATAATGGTCGATCAGGAACTGGCACGTGCTTGATAAATTCCGGCAGGCTGTATAGAATGTCTTCCACAGCCTTGATCCATTTCCCGAACGCGACTTTAGCACCGTCGGCTCGAGCGTAGATGCCACGTGGCATCTTGAAATCCGTGTAGAACTCGGACTTCATGAATACAGAAACTCCTCCCCAATGAAAGCGGGAGGTTCTGCCAGAATTATCGCACGATTCAAATTCGCACACTGTGTCGGGGTCCACCGTCGTGTCTTGCAGTTGTTCTTTTCGGGTATCGCCGTAGTTGGTCCGATCCAGCCACCTTGCGGTGTCGTCGGGGTCCATCCAAGCTGAGGGCAACTCGGGCTGCGGCAATCTTCTGTCAGACAGAAACTCGTGCAAAAATTTCGTGCTATTCACGATGGCTTCCACGGACGGCAACCGATCGCACCTATAGAGGCGATACCTTGTGCCGTCCCAGAGGGACTCCTGGTGTCTTATGTCGGGCCGGGGAGCACACCAATCCCGGATATAAAAGGGGGTCGCCGCAATCATGGGCAACCGATCGTCTAACAGAGCCGCAGAACGCTTCGCCGAGGCCACAAATCCAGACTCAGACAACCACCAGCCGGTCGTCCAATCCTTCTTGTAACAGCGCTCGAACACTGCGTCGTTGGTCCTGTACCCGTAACCGCGGATCGACCCCCATTCTATTCCAACGGCACAGCGTCATATAGCTGACCGTACCCCTGGGTCTCGATCAGATATGTAACGCAGCCATTGCCCCGAACAATTATCGGTTCTCCACACGGATCATCGTAGAACTCGAACTCGCCACACCCTCGGTGCGTCGCGCGCTTGTCCCTGATCTGATTCAGAAAAGCGAATTCAGCCACGGCGTGATTACCGCCGTACTGGGCCACATCCCCCACATTCAGGTTGGTCCGGTAGTCCGTTCGCGTGCCCTGAAAGATGCTATTAAACAGCTTATCAGTTTGCGCTACGTTGTAACGTCCTGCGTGTAGAGTTTGCAGTTGTGTCTTACTGATGATAACTTCAGTCGACATCTGGCGGCGCTTTAACCACCTGACATCGTTCAGACCATAATTCTCATGATTTGGACAGTTTACTCTGTGTCCGCCGGTTCCGAAGATATGGTGGCTTCCCCCCCGAGTGATGCTGTTCTGTTTGTTCCACAACAAATTTATGAAACCAGCACTCCCAATCCCGGCGAGTATGTCTTCCGTGCGCTCGGCTTCGCACTTGCACTCCCACGGTTCGTACCACGTAAGGGACCGCACGACCTTCCAGGTGTCTGCGACCGCGGTAACATCTCCGAATTGTTGCGCAGTGGAACGAACATCACACGTTTCTTCACTGCGTAAGGCCTCTCGGAAAAAGTAGGAGACCGACGCGACCGGATTCAGGTCTGCGTCGGAAGGGAAATCTTCAGGTCGTCGCTTATCCTCCGTGCCGCTATTACGGTCACGGTTGAGCTTGCGGACATACGACGATACCGACATCGGCTCCACGATGCCCATCGATGAACCCCAAAAGTTGCCTAACTGGAGCCGACGGCGCATGCGTGGGCGCATCTGTTTGAGGAATCTATCCTGCGCGACGTAGTCACCCTCATTCCCGATACACACAAAACGAACATCATCCAACTTGTTAAACGCCCGCTTGAAGCAGGTGTACTTGTTGATCTGAGTGTTCATGGATTTCACATGTGTAGCGAAATACTCGAGAGAACCACGGAGCTCCGCCACTTCCTCTATGTGGCGGCTCATCACGCATGCGGTCTTCCAGCGTAGACAGTCGGAGGAGGTGCGGACCTCTGCTAACTTCGCTGCAAGACGCGCTTTCAGTCTTTCCTTACGCTCAGCCAGAGCAAGGTCCATCTCTTCGGTCGCATTGGCATTCTTTGCTTCTGCGCGAAATGTACCCGCCTCAGTCTGGTGAGCTGCCATACCTGCGTTGAATGCGCGGGCCTGGTTGTTCTCGATACCATCGGTGTCCGAAATCGTCTTAGCAAGCAACTCCACGAGTTCCTTCTGCCATGCGACAGTGGCTCGCGCATCTGCGTCGCCAACTTTCAACAATTGGTTTCGACCGTCGAGCTCCTTAGCCAGATCATGCAGGCGTTCGGGAGCTACCAAGGTACCGAGTGCTCGCTCAATATTCTTCAATAGAGCTTCTGAGCATGCGCTTTTATCTAGCTGTTCGGAACACACACCGGATGCGCAAAACCGGCATGCTTTAGCTTTCGTCTTGTCCTTCCCCCCGCTCGACGTTGTTGGGGTGTTAATTACCGGATCGTCCTCTACCACTCCTGATGTAGAAACGTCCATAGTTCCCCCCTCGGGGGTGGGAGCACTTCCGGTTCCCGCGGCAGCCTCTCGCGCTTTCCGCGCTCGCGCTTCCGCCTTCTTCTGGGCTCGCGATCTTTTCTTATCGCCTGCCATATTTCCGCTTTGCACCAATATGTCCAATGGTCTGGGTCGCACTCGAGATCTACAGCCGGAATGCTCATTGACAAAGGTTAAGAGAATGAAGAAACAGAAACACACATAAACAAGAAAATCATGTAATGTGTGCCTCTGGGGTGGGATTTCACGCATCCCCTACGCCAGTTAAGGCCAAGGTGGCCGGGGACCGGGTACATTAAAGTCAATGTTTGACCCGGCCAACCCCACTCGCACTAGGAGCACCACATCGCCGGTGGAAGGCAATGAGGGCATCTTATTTAAGGACGCGCGCATATCACAGAGTCGCAGAACCGACCCCCAGGGATAATTTATTCCCATAGTCACACTACCGCATTCGTTTGTGTGGACATACGCCCCGTAAGCCCCGGGTTAGGAGGAGACCCACGACAGATCATACAGACAGGCTACTAGTTGCAACGAGGCACCAAATCCAGCGGTTCAGTGACACCCCATATTGTGCGAGAGATCCCGTTCTTCTTACATAATTGCACCGTGTTTACATCATTATGAAACTCAACGCCACTGCATGCAAAATTATCGAAGAACTGGTGATCGACGCGACCGCGCCGGTTCCACGGGCCCCAACCACGCCCGCGGATCATGTGCCCCTAGCTTGAGCACTCTGTCACGACATACCAACAGTCGCTATGTTTCCTTCCTCCCTCTCTAAAGAGCTAGGAGGCACCCTTCCACCATATTATCTTCGGCGCTGGGGGCTACGGATCATCAGTCCGCTCGTGGCATTCCACGCCCGGCGACCTCGTCAGGCCGCAATAAGTGTGATTTTCTTATGGAACCCGTCGGCGGCGAGGGCTACGTGGCTCCTAACTTCCGAAACGAGCGACTACTGGTTCGTGACCTCCAGCAACCCCTATACCTAGTTACAACCTCGGGGGGATAACCCCTAAGTTCCATTATCTATTACACATTCAAGGATCAGGGTCATGGGTATGACCGATCAGCACGATGGTGAGAGTCTGGAACGCACCTGCTCAAGAATTGTACACAGATGCGCGCGGGACCTGTCCCCCATGCAGTTAGATTACGCTGCATGGTTAAA